TCAAGTACTGTCAAATAGGGTGGTGGATAAACGAATAGTACCTGAATTGATTATTATGCAACGGGTACACAAGAAAGACCCTTCCGGTATTGCCCTTGAGAAAGCCAAAAAGGGCAAAAAGGTAAAGCATATTTGTTTACCTGGGGATATTATCACTAAAGGGAATAAAAAGCGTGTAAATCCACCGGAATTGGTTAAAGTGTATCAAAGGCAAGAGGGGTATCTTGATCCTGTACGTTTAGACCAAGAAGCACTGCATGAACAGCTTTTGAACTTAGGCCAATTCGGTTATAAATCACAAATAGACCAGAATCCAACATCTCCAGGTGCCGGGATGTTTCAGATTCATAAAATAAGCACTATTGATCCTAATGAATTCAATTATGTTCAAATTGTACGTATAATTCGTTATTGGGATAAAGCGGGTACACAGGATGGCGGTACTTATACGGTAGGCGTTAAAATGGCGCAACTAAAGAACGGCAGATTTCTTATTATGGATGTAGTACGTGGACAGTGGGGAACATCCAGGCGTGAAACAATTATAAAAGAAACTGTACGATTGGATGGGCCATTGGTGCCGCAGTATTTAGAACAGGAACCAGGTAGTGGTGGTAAAGACAGTGCTGTATTGAGTAAAGAATCTTTGGAACAAATGGGAAACAAGGTTTTTTTAGATAGACCCACAGGAGATAAGATATACAGGGCTGATCCATTTAGTGTAGCAGTTAATTTAGGATACGTAGCGGTATTTAAAGGAGCATGGAATGAAGATTTTTTATTAGAATTAGAAGATTTCCCCAATGTAGACAACAAGGACCAGGTAGATGCTTCCAGTGCGGCTTATACTTCACTTAAATCAAGTAAAAGGGCAGGTTCATGGTGATTAAGGTAAATACATTCAATGGGCTTTGTTTTGACGGGGTTTTGTTTGGTAAATGGAAAAATTGGTTATTAGTAATTAGTACTACTGAGGAAATGGTACATGTATTTACAAGTACGGATGAACGGTTTTTAAAAGACTTAATGCGAAAGTTAATAAAAGGCCAAAAAAAGACTTCACGTAAGACAAAGGACTGACGGCCCTTGCAACTTTTTTTGAAAACCTTATATTGTTCACAAAGGGATAGTTATATTTACTATATTCTTACAATGCAGAAGCCTAATTAGGAAAATAGCATGAAGAGAGGTAAGAAGTCTTTAGCGATACTACAGGCCAAAAAGGAGTTACAGGCTCTTAGCATTGTTTCTTCCAGATTGAAGTACAGTGCCGGTCTTGGCGAAACGTATGGCACATCAAGGGATGTGTATCAAACCCTTGGCTGGAAGAAAGTCTTAGATTTTTCAGATTTCTATCGTAAATTTCAGCGAAATGAAATCGCAAAGATGGTGATCCAAAGGATTGCCAAGTCTTGTTGGTCAAATCCCCCCAGAGTAAGCGATCAACCCAATGGAGTAACAAAGTTTTCTGAAGCATGGGTGAGTTTAGTAAATAAAAAATCCATTTTTCGTGATATTTATCGTTCTGATAAACTTCTTGGCCTTGGTAGATACGCAGTCATCCTTTTGGGGCTTGACGATTCAGATGATTTTTCTAAACCAGTCAATATAGATAAAGTATCTGAACTTCTTTATATACAACCTTATTCAGAAGACACTGCTAAAATAGATAAGTTTGATACCAAAAGAACATCCACAAGGTACGGTCAGCCTTTGATGTACGACATCAATCCAGATCAGCAAGATAATCAAGCCATGACCATTCCTTCCTTTCGTGTGCATTACACCAGAGTATTACATGTCGTTGAAGAACCAATGGAAAATAATATCTATGGTATTCCCAGATTAGAGGGGATATATAATAGATTGGACGATATTGAAAAGATACTTGGTGGTAGTGCTGAAATGTTTTGGCGAAATGCTTCCCCAGGCAAGGTAGCTAAAGCAGATCCTGAGTACCAATTCGGTACAGAAGAAAAAGATGATCTCCAGACTCAGTTCGATGAGTATGAACACAATCTCAGGCGTTGGTTGAAAGTACAAGGTGTAGATATTAAGAACCTTGAAACCAACATAATGACTCCCAGAGATTTTATTGAAGTTCAACTAAACGCCATTTCCATTGCAACAGGTATTCCTAAAAGAATATTGATGGGGTCTGAACGTGGTGAATTGTCCAGTAATCAAGATGAGAAAACCTGGAATAACCTTGTCCGTGAAAGAATGGAGAACTTCTGTACTCCTGAAGTGCTAAAGCCCCTTATTGATAGACTGATTGAATACGGTGTTCTACCTGAACCAATAGACAATACGTACAAGATAGATTGGAAGCGTATGAGTGCTATTGGTGAAAAGGAAAAAGCTGAAATCAGTCACATCAAAACTCAATCCATTAAAGAGTACGTCACATCTCCTGGCGCAGACATGCTTGTTACGCCTGAAATCTTTCTTAGGGATATTCTTGATTTTGATGAAGAAACCATTGCACAGATTAAGAGTGGAACGAATGATGATTTTGATTTGTTACTAAAGGAAGGACAAGATACCAATATACCGGATGATGTTGAATAATGCAGACGCAAATTTTCAACGATATTTTAAGGATTGATCCTACACGCACCCTAACACTTAGGAACACCCTTGTATCGGCCTTAAATAAGCGATTTCGGTCCTTAAAAGGACTCGTAAATGAAAGTATTGTGACGAATGATTGTTTTGGGTATTCAATAGTTGCAAATGAAGCGGTCAATCCGGGTGAATACGCTTTTTTAACTGATCCAGAAAAAGTACAGCAATTCATGGAGTGGTTCAGTGCAAATATCACTCTTGGAGTTCTTGAGTTAAGCAGTACACAACAGATTGGGACTGCGGTCAACGCTTTTTGGTTAAACCAGTATCTTACTACATCTTATAAAAAAGGCATACAAAGAGCAAGAATAGAGTTGACTAAGGCGGGATACGCGGTCCCAACCTCAAGAACAGTAGCATCAGACTTTAATTTGCCAGTACACCAAGACAAGGTGAGATTGATTTATACCAGAGCGTATAAAGGATTAAAAGGCATTACTGACGAAGTGGATAAACAGGTATCAGGTGTTTTGGCACAAGGAATAGCCGAAGGCAAGGGTCCAAGAGAAGTAGCAAGAGAAATAAATGGCAGGATTGATAGTATAGGCAAACACAGAGCAACCCTTTTAGCCAGAACAGAAATAATAAGAGCGCATCATCATGCAACGATTCAAGAGTACAAGAATTGGGGAAGTGTAGGGGTTACGATTCTTGCTGAGTGGCAAACAGCAGGCGATTCAAGGGTTTGTGAAAAGTGCAATGCTTTAGCCAGAAAAAGAACAAGGTTTGGAAACGGGGTTTATACATTGGATCAAGCACTTGGATTAATACCAGCACATCCTGGCTGCCGATGCGTGTGCTTACCTCTTGATATAACAGATAATATGGAATTAAGACGGAAATTGGAGGAAGGATGAAACGAACGTTAATCCAAGTTCAATTCAGCAATAAAGTAAATAGCCGTAAAGAGATGCTGAATGGTGAATCGTATGTAGTGTATCCTGTTATAATGATGACAGAAGGAGTTCATGCTGGTTCTGGTGGCCCTACCTTTTATTCTGCGTATGAACTTGCCAATTATTATTGGACTTGGAATGGAATGCCTGTAAGTGTTAATCATCCTCAAGATGACGATGGTTCTCCAGTGTCTTGTAATGATCCGCAAGTGTATAATACTCAAGTAGTAGGTAAAATCTTCAATACAGTTTTTGAAGATAATAAATTAAAGGCTGAAGCGTGGTTAAAAGAATCAGTGTTGAATGCTTTGGGTGGTGATGTTATTCGTGAACTGGAAAGTGGTGGTAATCTTGAAGTAAGTACCGGCCTTTTTTGTGAAGCAGATGAAGTTAGTGGGGATTGGAATGGGGAAACTTATAACGCAGTCGCAACCAATATTAGACCAGATCATTTAGCACTACTCCCAGGAGGGGTAGGTGCTTGTTCCTGGGCTGATGGTTGTGGTATAAGGGCAAACAAAGGAGACGGTATGAAAAAAGAGTCCTTGAAGTATTTTCAGACGAATGAAGATGTTTCTGGTTTTAAAGTTTTAGAAGATATGGAATATACTAAATTGGTTGAATCAGCTTATTCCTTGATTGATTCAATGGACAATGACCAGTATATTTATTACATGAAAAAACTTTATCCAGATTTTATTGTTTATTCAGTACATGAACGAAGTGGCACAGGTAGGAAATTGTATAAAAGGAATTATTCTGTAGACAGTACAGGAAAACTTTCTTTTAATGGTGATCCTGTCGAAGTGGTTATAAAGGAAACCATTGAAACAGTGAACAATAAACAAAACAAGCACAATAAGGAGGATGAAGGTATGGCTAAGACGATGCAGGAGTGCTGTCCTAAGAAAGTGGATGAGCTTATTGAAAACAATGAGAATTTCACTGAAGATGACAGAGAAGTTCTGTTGGAAATGACTGAAGATGCCTTTGCAATGGTTATCAATAAAGCAAAACCCATTGAAACCAAAGAAAAGGTAAATGACCAGGAACCCCAGGATACAGATCCTAAAGAACCGGAAGTAAATGAACAAGAAACTGAAACAGAAGAGGAACCACCGAAAATGACATTTGATGAGCTTTTGGCGAATGCTGATCCTGAAGTGGCAGAGTCCATCAGGAACGGGCATCGAATTTTTCAGGAAAGAAAAAAGGATCTTGTGCAGAAGATTGTTGCACATGAGTCAAATTCTTTTACAGAAGATGAACTGAAGAAGTTTTCTTTCGATCATCTGGAGAAACTGGCATCTTTTATTCCTGAGAAGAAGGGAACGAATTATGTGGGTAATGCTGGTAGTCATGTCAATTATGCACCAGTAGATAATGATGATCCGAGCGATGGTGTTCTGCCGGATATGGATTTTGATTTTACGGAAAAATAATCCAAGAAATCTAAAAACAGAAACAAATAGAATAAGGAGAAAGTGAAATGAGTTTTACGATTGTGTTGAAACAAGTACAGATTGGTCGGGCGCAGATTGAAAAGCAAGCTGTTGCTGCTCTTTACCCCGGTCATCTTCTGGAAAGAACTTCTGCTGATAAGGTGCAGAAACATTCTGCATCTGGTGGATCTTGCCCTCTTCCGATGTTTGCTATTGAAGATGAGAATCAGGGCGAAAGCATTGATGATGGTTACGCCGCAGATGATCGTGTTGTTTGCTGGATTCCTCAGCGTGGAGATCAGGTATATGCCATTCTTGCGGATGATTCTGCTGCTGTTAATATTGGTGATTATCTTGAATCCAATGGTGACGGTACACTGAAGAAGTTTGCCGCTGATGCCGCTGATTCTGATGATGCAATTACCAATTATGATCGGCAGGTTGTTGCACAGGCTGATGAAGCATTGAATCTGACAGATTCCAGTGGTGGTGAAACGGTGAATTCATTTGATGGTGGGTATGATCAGCGAATTAAAGTGACTATCGTTTAATTTGGATTTTATAATATCTGAGGAAGAAGGAGAAAAATAGTATGAGTACAAAAATGGATGTATTTGACCAAGACAAAGGGTTTTCCAATCCTGAGTTAGCGAATATGCTGGGAACGCGGTTTAGTGTGCATTCTCTTCGTCCGTATTGGTATAAAGGTCGCCCTTATGTTAATGAACAGATGGGCGTAAAAGACGGTAAGCCGGTTTATAAAAAAGTACCCGTTGCCAATGCTACACTGATGCGTGATGAGTGGATTGAGATTGATCGAGTTGTGCAGAAAATTGCAAGGGAACGTCTTACTGGTGTTTCCGATCTGTTCAATGCTGGTCTTACTTATAATATCAGCAATGCAATGGGCAAAACGGTTCTTGAATATCAGGACATGAGTGATCCTGGAAGTGCAAATATCAGCATGGATGGTGCTACTATGGGGCAGGGTGATCGTCCTAAGTACCTGACCAAATATCTGCCTATCCCGATTATTCATGGTGATTTTACCATTGATCAGCGTTCTTTAGAAGCATCCAGGAATAGTGGTGATGCTCTTGATACTACGATGGTAGAAGCAGTTACCCGCAGAGTATCCGAAAAGTTGGAAGATTTGCTTTTTACTGATACCTCTTTCACTTATGGTGGTGGTACTATTTATTCGTATATTTCTGATACGAATGGGAATGATGTTACCTTGAGTACCAATTGGGACGCTTCTGGTAAAACTGGCGCACAGATTCTGTCTGATGTTCAGGATATGAAGAAAGCGATGATTAATGCAAAACATTTTGGACCTTATATGATTTATATCCCTACTGATTATGAGACAGTGATGGGTGATGATTATACTACAGGTTATCCGAAATCCATTCGTGAAAGACTTATGGAACTGGAAAACATTAACGGTATTAAGGTTGCTGATCGTCTCGCGTCTGATACGGTTGTTATGGTGGAAATGAATTCCAGTACCATTCGCATGGTCAATGGTTTTTCACCAAGAGTAGTTCAGTGGTCTTCTCAGGGTGGAATGGTTCATCATTTTAAGGTGATGACTATCCAGGTTCCGCAGATCCGTGCAGATCAGGATGGTAATTCTGGTCTTTGTATTTTGGCATAATTGGTACATTTGATACACTATGGTTAATCAAACCATTATATAAAAACAGCTTTAACTTAATCAAAGGGAGAGTGAAATGGCTATTAAAAGAGCAACTAAGACTGATAAGACAGATAAGACAGCAAGTACTGAAAACAAAAGAAAAGCCCCGGAACATCAAGGGGATAAACGTCCTAAATGCAGACGAATTACAAACGGGACACATTATCATCCAGAT